AGGCCGCCAAGTCGCGCCAGTCGGCACTTCAGGCAGCCGCAGGTGACACCCTCACCACCGACACCCCAGGTCTTTTGCCCGTCCCAGTTCTCGGCCCTGTGTTCCAGGACTTGAACTACATCCGTCCGGTCGTCGCAGCTGTCGGCGCTCGCGCAATGCCAGACGGTGGCAATCAAAAGACGTTCATCCGTCCAACGTGGACGACCCACCCTTCGGTTGCAACTCAGTCGACCGAATTGACGGGCGCATCGGCCACCACCCCGGTCATCGCATCCAACGTCGTCACTAAGACCACGCTTGCTGGTCAGGTCACGTTGTCGGTGCAAGACATTGACTTCACCAGCCCAGCCGCAATGGAAATTATCCTGCGCGACCTCGCTGGCCAGTACATGCTTGCCTCGGACAACATCGCCGCAGACGCAATCACCAACGGCGCATCAGCATCAGGCGCAACCTGGACGGTCACCGCAAACGACCCGTCCTCGTTGATCTCCGCGCTGTACGACGCAGCTACCGACATCCTCAACGCCACGAACTTCCTGCCTGACCACCTGTTCGTGTCGCCGGACGTGTGGCAGAAGCTCGGCAGCCAGCTCGACGGAGACAAGCGCCCGATCTTCCCGTACGCAGGCGCAGCAGGCCTCATGGGCGTCAACGGACTTGGCACCGCAAACATCACGGTGGCCAACACGTTCAACCCATTCGGTCTCAACCTCGTCGCAGACCGCAACTTCGCAGCAGGCACCCTGTACGTTGCCCGCGGCCAGGCGATCGAGTTCTACGAGCAGGTACGCGGCCTTATGTCGGTCGAAGTGCCTGGCACCCTCGGACGCACGTTCTCGTACTACGGGTACGTCGCAACCTTCATCGCCGACAGCGATCAGGTCAAGTACATCGTCGTCAGCTGAACCGGGTAGGAGGCCTGCATCATGGCCAATTACACGGTCACTCACAAGTACCTGCTGGATGATTACGCCGTCCTGCAACTACTCACACCCTCAGAAGTAGTTGTAGGCGGCGCAATCACCGTCACAGGCGTCGACGCCACATTCAACGGCTCATACACGGTCTACGCGCTCCCGCAATACCTGTACCTCGGCGTAGACAGCCAAGGCGACCTGATGTACGACTATCAGGTACCAATCCAAAATCAGGTACTGTACGCCAAGACGGCTAGCGATGTTGACCGCGTCGCATCCACCGGGACGGTCGCATACACACCCGTCTGCACCTGGATCACCAGCACCAACATTGAAGATTGGCTAGGGATTGGCACCGCAACTGCAGCAGACGCCGCGTTCTTGACGCAATGCGCCGCAGCTGCAAACCAATTCTGCTACCGACGCCGACAAGAAGCCGGATACATCGACAGCGTTAGCACCAGCCCATCAAGCGACGTCACCTTAGGCACGATCATGTACGGCGGCGCTTTGTACCGTCAGCGCGGCTCAATGGATCAGTTCGCATCGTTTGACGGCATGGCAACCGCCCCGGTCGTCGGCCTGTCAGGCATGGTAAAGCAGCTGTTGGGGATTGACCGCCCACAGGTGGCCTAATGCCCGTACCTGCCTACACCGACCTGTTCAACGAGGCCATCGACGACTTGACCGCAACCCTGCAAACCATCACAGGGCTACAAGTCGTCAATGATCCCCGCAACATTGTCCCGCCCTGCTGCTTTATTGACGCGCCGTCGTGGGAGAGCTGGAACTACAACATCGTCAAACTGACATTCCCCGTCAAGGTGCTGACGCTTGGCCCCGCCAACCTTGACGCCCAACGCTCGCTGCTCAACATTTGCGCCATGCTGCTAGCCAAAAACGTGGCCGTCACCGGGGGCCGTCCAACCGTGATCGACATTGGCGGCTCAATCCTGCCTGCCTACGACCTCACCGTCACCATGCAGGCACAGACAAACTAGGAGCGATCATGTACGTCATCGTCAGCCCACGCCTCGGTACACCAGGCGACAAATTTGAACCAGTAGAAGGCACCAACATTGACGCCCTGTTGTCGGCTGGCTTCATATCCACCGACAAACCAAAAAAGTCGTCTAAAGTCAAAGCAGAACCAGTCGAGGAGTAACCCACATGGCAACCAGCGTCTACCTGTCAAACCCGAGCGTCACGATCAACAGCGTTGACCTCAGCGACCAATGCACCGCCGCCACGATCACCTACAACGTTGAAGCGCTGGAAAACACCGCGTTTGGCTCAACGGCCCGCACCTACACCGCAGGCCTCGCCAACAACAGCATTACCGTCACGTTGTACCAGTCGTACGCGGCGACCGAAACCGAAGCATCGATCTACAGCCTTGTCGGCACGACCACCACGCTGGTATTGCAGCCAGCATCCGGTGCGGTTTCGGCAACCAACCCGTCGTACACGCTCACCGGTGCATACCTTGAGAGCCACACCCCGATCAACGCATCGCTCGGCGAACTTTCAACGATTGATCTGACGTTCACGGGTGGCACACTTGCAAAGGCCACCAGCTAGTCATGTTCTCGCCAGCCCGATCGGGCGGCGCTGAAAACAAACAAAGCAAGCCCGCGCTGGCGGAGCCTTGCCCGACGAAAGGTAACTAATGCGCGTTAAACTAAAAATTGACCTCAAGGACGGGCGCGAACCCCGCACAATGGTCACGAACATGCTTGCCATTGTTGAGTGGGAAAAGACCGAGAACCGCCGATCCGCAGATGGCAAAGGCATCGGCTTTGTCGATATGTGCTGTTGGGCGTACATCTTGTGCAAGCTTGCTGGCGACAAAGTGCCTAATACGTGGCGTGAATGGGTCGCTGAACACCCCGACATGGAAATCACGCCGATCGAGGAAACCACCGACGAAACCCCTACCATCGCGGCACCTGGCGACGCTCCCTCGCTGAGGTCTTAGTTATGACGGGCTACTGGCCGCCGCAAGTGGAGTTTGACACTCGAGACATGACCACCGTGTTCCATGTCCTTGAGCTGCAACAGCAACAAGCAAAGCGCGGCCGCTAATGGCAACCGTTGAGGTGATCGGCGTCAAGCAAATGTTGCAAGACCTTAGGCAGATTGATCCTGAGGCCCGCAAACAATTTGCCAAAGACGCCAAACAGATTGCCAGCCCGATCGTGCTTGAAGCACAAAGCCGCTACCCGGCACAAGCGTTGTCGGGTATGCGGTATCGCTGGACACAGAACGGGCGTCAGCTGTTGCCGTGGGATCAGCGCAAGGCTCGACGTGGCGTACAGGTCAAAGTTGATGCTGGACGCAAGAAAGACGGCGTAGTGACGATCATTCAGAAAGACCCAGCCGCTGCAATCTATGACATCGCGGGCCGCGGCAACTCAAACCGCCTAGGCGACGCGTTGACCGCGTTTGCTGGCAACCCGTCGCGCGTCATGTGGCCATCAGCCGAAGCGCACATTACTGACGTGCAGGACGAAATGACGAAGGCGCTTGAACAGGTCGCCGCCGAGATAAATCGTAGAATTGCAACCATATGAGCATTCGCATACCCATCATCAGCGAGTTTGATGACAAGGGTATTGCGCGCGCCAAAAAGGAATTCAACAGCCTTGAGACGACGTCGGAAAAGGTCGGCTATGGCATGGAAAAGGCGTTTGTGCCTGCGATCGCAGCTGCGGGCGCTCTTGCTGCTGGGCTTGGCATGGCCGCTAAAGCCGCCGCCGAAGATGAGGCTGCACAGGCCGCACTTGCCGTACAGCTTCAAAACTCGACGGGTGCCGGGCAAGAACAGATTGCCGAAGTTGAGAAAGCGATTAGCGCAATGTCGCGTCAGGCCGCGGTCGCAGACGACGTACTGCGCCCAGCGTTCGCAGCACTTGTGCGCGGCACTAAAGACATCAACGAAGCGCAATCCCAAATGTCGCTTGTGCTTGATATCAGCCGTGCAACCGGGATCGACGCCACCACCGTTGCCGACAGCCTTGCCAAAGCGTACGAAGGCAATTACAAGGCTTTGCGATCGCTCACTCCTGAGATGGCAAACCTCATTCGTGAGGGTGCCGACATGGAGACGATCATCAGCGTGCTCGGTGGCACGTTTGGCGGAGCTAACAAAGCATTTACCGAAACCGCTGAAGGCGGCATGGCAAAGATGCAGATTGCGTTTGCCGAGATGCAAGAAAGCATTGGCGCAGCCATTCTGCCATTGCTTCAGCGCCTAGTACCGATCATTACCAAAATGGCGCAAGCCGTTGAAGAAAACGCCGACGTCGTCATCATCCTGGCAGGCGTCATTGGCACCCTGTCAGCCGCCATCATTGCCTACAATGTGGCGATCAAGACCGCAGCATTTTTGCAAACCGCGTTCAACATTACGTTAGCCGCCAACCCGATCGGCCTAGTCGTAGCCGCAATCGTGCTACTTGGTGCAGCTCTCGTCGCCGCATACGCCAAATTTGAAGGCTTTAGAAAAGTCGCCGACGCCGTGTTCGGCGCACTCAAAGCAGGCGTCAAAATCGCCGTTGACTACGTCGCAAATTATTTGAACGGAATGTTGACGGTATTTCGCACCGTGTTCAACACGATTGCAAATCTTTGGAATTCAACGCTTGGCGGCCTTTCATTTGAGATCCCAGATTGGGTGCCAGGCATCGGCGGTCGAGGCTTCAGCATCCCCGAAATGCCCACTATTGGTGGCGGAAGTGGCAGCGGCGCTTTAGCGGCCGTAGGCGGCGACAAAAACCTTGGGGTGCCCATTCCCTCATCTAGGGGCGGATCGGTCGTCGTAGCGGCTCCTAGCGTGCCTAGCGGAGGCGGTGGGGGCGGCGGCAGGGCTACCTCCCAAGTTGCTATTGCTGAAGCCCCAAATATGTTGGGCGCAGGCATTGCCAGCAACCCGTTCACATCAAGCGCCCGCAACGCCATGCTCGAGAACATCACCGTCAACGTCAACGGCGGTTTAGCAACCAGCGCCGAGATCGGGCAGGCCGTCGTGGACAGCATTCGCGCCTACAACCGTTCAGCTGGCCCGGCGCGCATTGAGGTCAGCGGGTACATCTGATGCCCGGCACAGCAATCGTCCAATCAGGCAATTACACGCTTGAAATTGACGCAGGTTTCACCGTCAACGCATTTACTTTGGATGACCAATACAAAGGCGTTTTAGACAATACGCAGTACGTTCTTGACGGAACCACCCAATTTGCTGACGTCACCGACGGCACTCTGAACATCAACGTGCGTCGAGGCCGACGCGATAAGGGCGATCAGTTCAGCGCGGGCACTATGACGTTCACGCTCAACGACACGCTCGCCAATGGGGTGTTCAATCCGTTTGACACGTCAAGCCCTTATTACGACGCAAACCAAAACGTGCCTGGTTTAGCCCCAATGCGCCAAGTGAACCTGATCCGATACGACAGCAGCAACAACCCCGAATACCTCTTCAAGGGCTACATCGTCAACTACGACTACAACTTTGCATTAGGTGGCATCAACACCGTCAGCGTTTATTGCGCAGACCAGTTTTATTTGCTTGCTCAAACTTACATGGACGAATTGAACGTCGCGCCCGAAACATCAGGCGAACGCATAGAAACCGTTTTAGACTTACCCGAAGTCGATTTCCCGACTGGGCCAACCGCTCGCAACATTTCAACGGGCACCGTCAACCTCGGTCACGACAGCGCCTACACCGTCCCCGCAGGCACCAACGTGCTGGCGTACTTGAACCAAATCAACGACACCGCCGAATTCGGTCGACTATTCATGTCGCGCGACGGCATACTCACATTCCAAGACCGCATCGGCGCAACATTGACACCAGCTGTAGCCCAATTTGACGACATGGGAACACAACTCCCATACGACAGCGTTGGCATCACTTTTGAGGCCGACAGCGTCGTCAACCGCGTCTACATAGAAAATCTAGACGGATCATCAGCCGTCAACAGCGACGCAGGCTCAATCGCTACCTATTTCATTCAAACCGAAGCCATAACCAACAGCTTGCTTGAAAGCACCGCCGGGCAGCTCGCCGTTGCAGCCACCTACCTTATCAACCCTGAACCCGAAGCCCGATACACCGACGTCAGCACCCAATTCACCATGCTCAGCACAGCCGATCGGGACACCGTCGCCATTGTTGATATTGGCGACACCATCAGCATTGAAAAAACCTTTCAACAAGGCACCAGCACCACGAGCCTTGCCCAAGACCTGTCGGTAGAAGGCGTAGAACACGCCATCAACTACCAAACAGGCCACCGCATCACATTCTTCACCGCACCAACCACCATCATCTACGAGCTAATCCTCGACGACCCCGTGTATGGCGTACTAAACGCACTCAATGTCCTAGGCTAAAAGGAGCAACTATGGCAACACAAACATTCACCGCCGGGCAAGTACTGACAGCCGCCCAAATGACCACTCTGCAAGACAATACCGCGCTGCAATTTGTCAAATCACAAACAATCGGCACATCAGTATCAAGCGTCACCGTCTCAGACGCATTCAGCACAACTTACGACAACTACCGAATCCTTGTCAGCGGTGGCGCAGCCAGCACAAGCCTCACATTGGCCCTAACGCTAGGCGCAACCGCTACCGGCTATTACGATGCCGGATCATACGTTTCATTCGGTTCGTCAACCGTTGTCGGTTTTGGCAACAATAACGCAGCAAGCATTGCGCTTGGCGGCGACGGATCAACGGGCGGCCTCAGCTCAATCATCGAGGTTTACAACCCATTTGCGGCACGAACCACCACATTCAGAGCGTCATACATCACTAATCGCACCGCAGGCGTGTTTGTTGATCTTGGCGCATTTCTCAACAACAGCACGTCATATACCGCATTTACGCTGACTTGCTCAACAGGCAACATCACAGGCGGCACAATTTCCGTATACGGCTACAAGAAATAACAGGCGCAACATGACACACATCATCCAAATTGACGACGAAGTACGCGAAGCAACAGCCGAAGAAGCGGCAGCGATTGATGCACAACGTGACGCAATTGCGGCAGCAGCAAAAGAAGCAGAAAACAAAGCCAAATTACGGGCAGCAGCATTAGCCAAACTTGGTTTGACCGCCGACGAAACTGCTGCATTATTTGGCTAATGGCACG